AGTCCCTTGCCCTGCTCAAAGGCTTGCTGGTTGGGATTGTCTTTCTCTGAGTCAAAGCGAATGCAGATCCCTTCAATACCTGCCACCCTGATTTTCCAATTGGAAGTATCTTCATCAACACTCATCCACCCCTTGATTGGCTCGCAGAACTTCCCATGGGGGTCGAAGATAGATGCGGGGTTGCCCGCTCCCACCACATAAAGCTCTTGAGCGCCCTTAAATCCCCAGATTGCCTCGTTAATAACAGAAGCCGAACAGTCTTGTAACTCGTCTATAATCAACACAATACGACGATTCTTTTTGCCCTGAAGTCGTTTTTGGGCATCGTCCTTGTATTCGTCGCCTGCTGCCAGAAGCATGATGGAGGAAGCGTCACTTACCCCCGTCTTAGGATCGATGATTGCGCCCTCTTCTTCGGATAGCTTGATAATATCCATTGATTCAATGAGCCTGCCTGATGCGATTCCGAGGTTTCGGGCTTCGCGATACATCTTAACTAGCGCGGCCCAAATACGCTGCTTGGCGTCGATTTTGCTCGTAGACACCACAATGCACATCGTGTTGATTGGGTCGCAGAACCAGTTGACCAGTGCAAATGCCGCCATCCCGTAGGATTTTCCTGAGTCGGTGCCGCCAGCCAGTCCCGTCACGCCTCTGACAAACCTGTTGCCAGAAGCCTCATCCTCCTCAAACACTTGGGCGCAGAAAGCTTGAGCGGACAACTCAGCCCACTTGTGCCACTGGAAGGTTGGCCATATAGCAGAAACAATGTTTCGATAGTGGCGGGCTTTCCCAAGCCCCCCCTCTTCAGGGGTTAGCCCCATGAGGAATGCGTCCATTTCGATGCGAAGCGGGGTAATCGCCTGCCCGTCTTTGGATAACCACAGCCTTCCGTATTTTTCTATCCCCTGATCTTCTGTTGCCATCTGAGAAATTTATATTAGACTAGACGCGATGGCCAATCCAAGCAAGAAGAAGATCGACTGGAATCTACCAGAAAACAGAATCAAAAAACAAAATGCCTTTCGACTTTATGTCGCTGGCAGGGGAACCAAGGCAGTTATGAATGAGCTTTGTTGTACATACCCTCCCCAACTTTCCAAATTTGTTCACAGTGAAAAATGGGATAAACATGCCGAAATCTGGAGGGCCAACCCCGAAGAAGAAAATCTCTATCCTTGGGAGGTTGAGAAACCCAGCCAACTAGTCCCCGCCCCACCCAAGATGGAGTCCATGGACAAAGAGAAGCGAATGCAATGCGTTAAAGCCTTCTCCATGTTTTGCTCTGGACGCAACGCTCCTGATATCGCCCAAGAGATCGGGGTTAGTGTTTCTACAATCAACCTCTGGAAGGAAACCCAGAGGTGGGCAGCTTGCAGGGAGAGGTTGGCCAACGATCAAAATCCAGCCCCTTGGGAGAACGACGATGTTCCAACCTTGCTTTCCGATATCACCGCATCGATTGAGACCATGAAGAAATCAATTAAATTTCTGACTGGCAAAGTGTTGGTCAAGGCCGCTGATGCCGCGCAAGACCTTGACGGAATGGAGGCTCTGGGTATGATGCGGAATATCAAACAATTGGCCGAAGCCGCCTCTATCAACTTTAGCGATGGGAACAACCAGCAGAATGCGGTTCAGATCAATATTGCCACTAAACTGGAATCTTTGAAAATTCCCGACAACAACACATACGAGGCCGAATTGGTAGTCAGTGAGTGATCCACTAAGATTTTGTTATAAAGATAAAAGCTCTGTTCCTTCACTTGGGTGGGTGGTTAAGTGCCCTGTAACTGGGGAAACCATTGAGGGTGGCGACTTCTGGGACATGGTCAAAAACTGCGAGAAGAAGATTATGGAGCGGGGCTTGGTGCCTCCGATTGATATTATCCCACAGATAGAAAATGCTCTTTGTGAACGTTTGGCTGGAGCTAGGCAATGTGTTCCTTGCTCCAGTGTTAAGCAAACCTTGGGTTTCGGAGAAATTGTGCGCTGGGTCAGGGCCATGTACAACTTTGCCACTAAGTCCCAATTCCAATTAGTGGATCAAGAAGAGGCTGAACGCCGCGCAAAGATCTGTGCTGCCTGCCCCCATCAAATCTCAACCTCTGGATGCTGGGGATGCAAGGGAATCGCAGGAATGGTTCCAGCTATCGCGGGAGCCCGCAAGACCAGCCATGACGCCCAACTAAAGGCTTGCGGAGTATGCGGATGCTTTAATGCCGTTTCAGTGCATCTCCCACTGGATGTCCAGCAGGACTCCCATCTTAGCTTTCCCGACCATTGCTGGAAGAAATCTTAACCGCACTTGGCAAACTTGCCGTGCAGTTTTTTGATGGCTTTATCGCGAGCAGCAACAGCATCTTGCAAATTTTTGAAATATCCTATGTGGTAATATTTCCCACCAACGCCAACGCGAACACGATATCTTTGCCTATCTGGCTTCCACCAAATACACTTTTCTCCGCTAGAACAGTTGGATTGTTTTGATCTGTTTTGACTGTTTTCGCTTACGGACGCCTCTCGCAAGTTTTCGATTCTGTTATCCCCCTTGTTTCCATTGATGTGATCTATTTGTTTGGTCGGCCACATGCCGTTAACCAACAGCCAAACAAGGCGATGATTGTAATACTGGAATCCATCTATGGATGTTTTCCTGTACCCTGCCAAATTAAAGTATCCAGCAATGTCTCCTTTTCTAGCATTGGCAGATGTTGATTTTTTGCGAATAAGGTTTCCGTTTGAATGCGAATATTCAAACAGTTCAGAAATGCGCTCAAGAGTCAAATTATCTTTCATTTTTATTTAGGATTTCAAACCTAGTTATAGCCTTATTGAAGGTCATTGGCAAGACACCAGTTGGGCCCTCTCTGTTTTTCGCCACAATGAATTCCACAGTAGGATTCTGGGTATGATTTTTGGCGTCTTCTTCGTCGCAATGGAGGATCATCACCATATCGGCATCCTGCTCAATAGCGCCAGATCCCTTAAGGTCTGACAGGCTTGGCCTGCCTCCGCGCTTGTCAGGATCGCGATTCAACTGAGCTAGTACCAAAACTGGTACACGCAATGTCTTGGCCAACTCCTTAATTCCACCACTAATCTCCTCAACCTCATTGACGCGGTTGTCCCTGCTACGCTTGCTGTCTCCGCGAAGCAACTGGAGGTAGTCGATAATGATCATGTCCAACGGCTCTTTCTGATGGGCGCGGCGAGCAACGGCTTTGATATATCCAATAGATTTGCCTGATGTATCATCGCACAGGATGTTGCTATCGCGAACTTCGGCGTAGGCATTGGACAGGCTTTCACGCTGATACTTGGTGATAGACTGAGCCAAGATGTCAGCAGCCCGAACGCGAGCCCGACTGCGAATCATTCTCTCCATAAGACTCACGCTGGTCATCTCAAGTGAGAAGATCAAAACTCTCTTTTGAGCATCCAAGGCAACATGCTCCGCAATCTGCATGGCAGCACTCGTCTTGCCAACTGCTGGTCTGGCGGCGAGGACAATCATGTCTCCTCCGCGCATACCAAACATCAAGAGGTCATCCACTGGAACCAGTCCCGTGCGAACACCAATCTTGGGCTCACCCCTCATGGTGGATTCAATGTTGTCCAAGGCCCGATCTACCACTGTCTTGACCGAAAGCTTATCACTATCATCGATCAAATAGTCAGCCTTCATTACGCTGGTCTCGGACCAGTTTTTTAGCTCTTCCAACTTTAGCTCGCGGTCTCTGGCCTTGTAGACCATATCACTGGCCAACATCTCAAGGGAGCGGCGGTAGCGGGCCTCCTCAAGTTGTGGAAAATACCTTCTCCAACTATGGGAGTTCTGGCAGTAAGAAGCAATGTCTGCAAGAGTCTTGTCCCCACCAGCGTCTTCCAAATTTCCGTTGGCATCCAAATCACTCTTGATAGAGATGTAATCAGCGTGGATAGACTTGCCGACAACCCGAAGGAACGACTGGAAAATCAGCTTATGCTCATAGAGGTGGAAGTGATCCTCTCTAAGAGTAGAGAGCATTTCCCTCTGTTCATCAAGTTGCGCGTGGAGAAAACAGGAAAGAACGGCGCTTTCCGACGATTGATCGAAGATGGATTCGTTGTTCACAAGGGGTTAGACAACGCCTTGGGCCTTTCGTTCACGCTTTCTTTGCAAAATTTCCATCATCGATTGCCTGCGGCGTTCGCGCTCTTCGGGAAACAGGTTGCGCTTCTTCTTTGCGGTCTTCTGTCGCTTGGGTTCCCGAACGGGTATATGAACAATCTCAATTTCGTCTCCTACAGAGACATTGGAGAAAGCTTGTTCCTGATCGGGTATACTTTCCAATCCCATCGAATTCGATGGGGTATTTAATCCCGTGGAATCTGACGGCATTGGAAATCCCGCAATAGCCATCTTATGGAGACTTCCATCCTTGCAACCATGGACAACCAAGGCTTCGCTAGTAACCGTTCTATCTGGACAGGTGACTCCTTGGATGGCTTGGGCTTCGGGATCTTCGGCAAAGAAGACTATCTTTCCATCTTTCCATTGGTAGTTAACGCTTTTCCAGTAGGACTTTATTAACTCTGTATTGCGCCCATGTTCCAAGAATACCCATCTGCACCTAACATCCCAAGGCTCTGGAACAATACCAGAAGTGCGGTAGGCAACATTGTAGTTGTATAGACTTGCCGCAAGCCCGCAATAATCCAAGAACTTGGAAGGGTAAATGGCGCTGCCAACAATCAGCTTGTAAACATTCTTGCCATTGGATGCCATGCCGCCACCAACAAGTGACCCCATGATTTTATTGGGCTCCATTTTAAATTCTTTTTCCAGCTTGTCCACCCAGTCCTTGGACACTGGAACGCAGTCGGGCTCCCAGAAATACCAAGGATCTTGGTAGCGGTAGCAATGGGTTGAGGCATCGCTAAACATTTGATTGGGGCCAAGGGGCCAACCATTGAAACCGTCTTGCGCGAATATCCTGCCAACCTCTGGAAAACTTTTCTTTAGTTCTTCGGTGATTTCATGGGTCAACGCGGTTTCTTCGGGCGCACACACAATGGCCTTGTGGCGCATGTTGATCCCCATAGAGGTGATGGCCTTGGCCGAAAGCAAAGCCAACTCCGCATCTCCGTTGTGGTAGGCAAAGACAATGTTCATTTCATTTTCTCCAAGGTGTTCATGGCAATCATAACGGCTCCGCATTGTTGCGGACTGGCATCTTGTGATGTGTCCATCTTGGCAATTTCTTTGAGGCCATCTATGGCCTTATCAAGCATTTCTGATACATCCAAATAGGATCGTGTAATAGCCAAACGATCCCTTCGTAGCCTGTAACATTTATCGCGGGCTTCGCGCACTAGGTTTAGCGCCTCGTCTCGCTCGCGTTCCATATTGCGAGCAAACTCCGCACCCACTGTTCCTGTTTTATTAACAAAACGTTTCTTCAGCTTGCTAATAGACTCAAAGGTGGTTAGCTGGGCGTCTGTTTCTGGTGTGTCGTTTGTCATGCTTTCTCCTCATCATCAAAATGCAGCGGCCAAGTTGGATGGTTGGGATCTTCCATGCGGACACGGACATTCTTGTAGTTCCTCGCAATGAGGCTGTTGGCCACATGCTTGGCTTCGTCTTTTGACAGGTTGTGGCTGTTGGGTTCCACAACTTTATCGCCACTGCACACTAGATACTTACTCATTTATTTTTCCTTTTCTTTGCTTCTGATTGTTGGATGTATTTGGTGAAAGCATCGGCGCATTCTTGTGCCAGTTCAAGTTCTTCTGGATTGAACCAATAACCTCCCCGCTCTGTAGCGAGTTGCTCCATGGGGAGGGGTCTTCCACGGCGGAACCGTGGGCCAACCACGAATGGGGAGACGGAGTCTTCATTGATTACCGTAAGGACTACTTTGAACTTGGGCATTTGGGATACTCCGCCCAATAGTTAATCACACCTTCAAGGACATGTCCAACCCCGCTCCATCCATGGATCGGATCAAAATAGCTTGCCGCCCTGAATGGTGGGTTGATATCTTCATTGGCAATAAGGTAGACCCCATTGTTAACGGGTCGGTTATCTTTGTATTTATTCCACTGTAATTCCATAAAGGTATGACAAGAAAAACTCCACTTCGTTCAAAAACTCCATTGAAAAGATCGCAGGGCCTCAAGCGCGGCGGAAGGTTGCGGAATGCATCCCCCAAGCGCCAGAGTGAATACAAGGAGTATGCAAAGGTAAAAAAAGCCTACTTGGCACTGCACCCCATATGTGAGAAATGCAAAAAGGCGAAGAGTCAGGATATCCATCATAAGGCGGGCAGGGTTGGACGCTATCTTTGCGAATACAGCCTGTTTGCCGCGCTCTGTCGAACCTGCCACGATTTTTGCCATGCCAATGGACGCGAAGCCCGTAAGCAAGGCTGGATTATTGATACATTTCATGCTCTTCCAAATCCCGCTCCCGAAGTTTCAGACGTTCAATCTCGTAGCCAAAGTCAGGTTCATAGCAACGAAGAATAGGATTCCAAACCTTTCCCTTGGGCTTGGTTAGGTTGCGATAGGCATCCACAGCATTGACCCAGCTTGTCTCCAATGGCTGGTTCCATTCACGGGCTGGTGGGAAGTTCCAAGGATAGGGGCGGGGTGGATAAGAAACACAACCGCTTGTAATAAGTAGTGAGATTACTATCCCTGCTCTTTGAAGTCGTAAAACCATAGCTCCTCCTCGCTTTCGCTAACCCAGCGGCTTCCTGTGCTTTCGCAGCTAAATTCTTGGCTAAACACCTTCCAGTCGGGCTTCGTTGGAAACTTCTTGGCGATAAACGATCCTCCATCCATCCATAGCACACGATTGTTGGGCTGGATGAAGTATTGCCCATCACCCGCAAACACATGACCACACTTGTGGCCAGCCGCCATTTCCCCGTAGCCAGAGGTATGCTGCGGCCCCAAACACCAATCTAGCGTGAACATGTACTGAGCCTTCTCAAATGTGCGGTCTTTAAGCATAATATTCGCCGCACGATTCTTGCAGTAGTCCAAGATGTTGACCGAGCAGTAGTAGCTCATGGAGTCCC